CTATACAAAATATAATAAATACTGTACTAAATACTATACAAAATATAATAAATACCGTGCTAAATACTATACAAACAGCTATACAAATGTATTTTAATATGTATAAGACAATAATAGTAACCATTATTACTGCAATAAAAATAGTAATAACTACAATTTGGAACGGAATAAAGGTAGCTTTTAGCAATATATTAAATGCAATAAAAAGTGTAATAATAATACAATTTAATGCTTATAAAACAGCTATAACTGCAACATTAAATGTAATAAAAAGTGTAGTTTCAAGTGTATGGAACGGAATAAAGGCGGTTTTTAGCAATATATTAAATGCGATAAAAAGTGTAATAATAATACAATTTAATGCTTATAAAACAGCTATAACTACAACATTAAATGTAATAAAAAGTGTAGTTTCAAGTGTATGGAATGGAATAAAATCTACTATAAGTAATGTTTGTGGAGGTATAACAAGTATAGTTTCTAATAAATTTAATGCGGTAAAAAACACAATATCTAATGTAATGAATAGTGCTAAAAATGTAGTATCAAATGGCATTAGTAAAATAAAAGGATTTTTCTCAAATTGTCACTTAAGTTTCCCTAAAATAAAGCTACCTCATTTTTCAATTAGTGGAAAACTTAGTGTAAATCCTCCAAGTGTACCCCATTTTAGCGTTAATTATGGCGCGGTAGCTTAGAAATAAGTTATTAGAATCAACCAAAATCGGTCTGTTTAACAGATATATAATTAATAAATTAAGAAAGGAATGAAATATATTTATGATATATAGAATATACTGTCTTAAAAATGAATTAGATGAAATTGTTTATGTAGGTCAAACAAACAGAGAATTAAGTGTTAGATTAAGTGAACATAAAAGAAGATTTGAAAATAGAAAATATTATACAATACATTTATTAGAAGAAACTACTGATTTAGATAAAGCTAATGAATTAGAAACATATTATATTAAAAAATATAACACAGTTGAAAATGGTGAAAATATAACTTATGGAAAAGGTACTAAAGGTTTAGGTGCAAATGAAACTTCTTTTAAAAAAGGCAATACTTTTTGTAAAATGGGAACTAAAAAAGTAGAATGCATTGAAACTGGGGAAATATTTGATAGTATAACCGAATGTTCAAAAAAACTAAACCTAGATGCTTCAAATATTAGTGCTGTTTGTAAAGGTAAAAGAAAGTCGACTGGTAATAAACATTTTAGATTTATTTAATTAATTATAAAGAGAGGCTAAAGCAATTTATATTAAAATTGCTATGCTAATACCGAGGTAAACTAAGAAATTAAAAAGTCTTAGTCACTGTAACGCATAGGAGTTGAACCTATGCTTTTTTATTGGAAAAGTATAGAATAAAAGATTCCCACGAGTGGTTGACACCTTAATATTAAGTTAAAGGTGATGATATATGCTGAACTTATAGGAAACTATAAGAACTATAGGATAAAAAGCCTATAGGATAACAAATTGCAGTTGGTACAAACAAGGCGGGATAATGACACAACCAACTATATTTGGAGTAAATGGTAATACTTTACTTGGTGGCGGAGAAATGGGAGGTAGAGGAGAGGCTATTCTTCCACTAGATAACTTTTATAATTATTTAGATTCAAAATTAGATAAATTTATTAGTGAAGATAATACAGCAAGTGAAGTCAGAAGGTTATCAAATATAGTTTCAAACTTAGAACTTAAATTAGATATAGATGGTAGAGAATTTACTAGAACTGCAGTAGCACCAAATCAAGATGAATTAGATGATTATAATACAACTAGAAATATGAAATTAAAATACTAAATAAGAAGGAGGGGTAAAATGGAAAAAAAATTAATATTTAATAATATTTGTTCAGAAGAATTAGAAATAATAGTTGTTGAAGGCCCTCCAGAAGTGTTGTCAGAAGAAGAATATGAAGAAATAAGTATAGAAGGTAGAAATGGGACAGTTACTATAAATAAAGGTACATTTCCAAATATAGAAAAGAGTTTTATTTTAACTACTATAAATTTAGATCAAGACATAAATCTAATGATAGAGAAGGTTAAAAAATGGTTATTTGATATAAAAGATAATAAATTATTATATTCAATTGAAAATAAATATAACATTGTAAAAAAAGTTATTATTGAGGAAGATATAAAAACAACATTTGAAGAATTTGGAGACTTTAAAGTTAAATTTATTTGTGAACCTTTTTATTATAATTTATTAGAAAAAAATATAATAGTAACACAAAAACAAACGACTATATATAATAGTGGTGATTTTACAAGTGCCCCGAAGATAATTATATACGGAACAGGAGATTTACAGATAACGATTAACGATACTACTGTACAGATTAATAATGTTGATGAAAGAGTTTTGCTAGATAGCAAACTTTTTTTATGCCTAGATAAAGATAATAATAATAAAAGTATAGATATGATAGGAAATTTCCCTTTGTTAGATAAAGGGGAAAATACTATAACATGGATAGGAAGTATAACCAAGTTAGACATAGAACCAAGGACTATTTATAGATAGGAGGGAGTATTATGAATAAAGCAGTTAAAATATGTATTTTCAATAAAAATACTCCTAAAGAAACGGTAATTTTGAGTAATGGTGATGCAATACTTGATAATATTTGTACAAGCTGCAAAGTTACAGAAAATTTAGATGGGACATATGGATTAGATGCAGAGTTTATAATTGACGATGACGGATTGTGGGAATATCTACAAGAAGAAGCTATATTAAAAATAAAGGTTGATTATGGAGATGAATATTTCAGGATAACAAAACCAAGAAAAACACGAAATAGAATAATTATATATGCTGTACAAGTCACAATATATGAAACTATTCACTTATGGCTTAATGATGTAAGGCCTACTGGATTAAATGGAACAGCAGCAATAAACTGGATATTAGATGGGGCGGTAGGAGTTAAAGAATTAGAAGTATATTCTAATATATCTGCATCTAATACTGCTTACTATGAAGATATGAATATGTATAAAGCTATACATGATTGTGATCAATCATTTCTCAACCGCTGGGGAGGAGAAATACAAAGAAGAGGATATCTTTTAAGAATACTTGATAAAGTAGGAAAAGATAGAGGAGTACAAATAAGGTCATGTAAAAATTTAAAAGGATTTGAAGCAAATACAGATGTAGATAGTATTACAACTAGAATTAAACCAAAAGGCTATGACGGAATAACCATTAATGGTTTTATAGATAGCCCTATATTGAATAATTATGCTAGAGCTTATACTAAAGAATTTACTTATAGTGATGTAAAAGTAAAATCTTCAGAGAGTGAAACAGAAGGATTTAACACACTAGAAGAAGCTCAGGCCGAACTAAAAAGGTTAGCACAATTAGAATATACTGAAAATAATGTAGATATTATCAGTGCGGATTATACTATAGATTTTGTTGATTTAAGTCAAACTGAAGAATATAAAAACTATATAAAAGCAGAAAAAGTTTATATAGGCGATGAAGTATCAGTTTTTGAAAGTAAATTAAATATAAATGTAGTTGTAAGAGCAATAGAAAGAAAATACAATGTTTTAACACAGAAAGTAGAAGAAATAAAACTATCAAATAAAGATATAGGTAGAAAATCAATAAATGACGTAATGATTGATATTTCAAAGGATATAGAAAAGAATGATAATTCAATAGAAAAATGGATACAAAGTTTTATAAATTCAGGAATAAAGGACAGTTATGTATTTTACAATAAAGAAGAATTAGTTGTATGTGATAGCCCTACTATAGAAGAAGCTATACATGTATGGAGATTCAATAAAAATGGATTAGCACATAGTGCAAATGGATATCAAGGACCATATGATGTAGCTTTAACAGCAAATGGCCAAATAAATGCAAATATGATTTTAGCGGGTACATTAAAAGGACAGTATATAGATGCTAGAAATATGGTTATAAAAGATGAAGATGGAAATGTAACCTTTTCAGTAGGTAGTGATGCGATTGTAAGAATGATACAAGGACTTATAGATATTTCAGATGAAGGTATAAGAATAAACTTACAAGATAGTGAAGGTAATATAGTAGGATATGTTGTATATGACGGTCAAGGAGTTCAAATATTTACAAATGATGATGAGCCAATAAGTTCATTCCATAGAGAAGGTTCATATGCTGAAAAGTTTGTTGTAGATAGATTATATTGCCCAGCGGTGGTTCAAGTCGCTGACCTAAATGGGTGTCCTTCAGACTGGTATATAGGGAAAACAGCTACAGGAGATAAAACAGGAAGAGACCAAAATAACAAGGCTGATTCACTTAGTACAGTTTTGAGAAATATAAAAAATTATGGAACAAAGTTCGATGCTAAACTTACAATTCATGTAGAAGATGGATGTGTAATAAATGAAAAAGGTTTAGTTATACAAGACATGATGGGTACAGTATTTAGATTAGAACTTGGGGCAAATGTGGTTATAAATTGTGAATATTTTAATATCGAGGATTTATCTAGTAGAATATTTATAGAATATGTATCAGATAAAAGACTTGTTGGAGGTGAGATTACTCAAGCTGATTATAATAAGTACCCAATTATTAACTCGACTTCAGATGATTCAGTAATAAGTGTTCGACACGTGGATTATATAGAAATAAGAGGTATAAGATTTGAGGGAGTTGAGGGAGCTACTGGTATCAAAGGATTAGCAGGAACAAATTTAGTTGTTGATGACTGTGATTTCTTTGGGGTAGACCAATGTCTAAAAGCAGATGGTAGCTCAAATGTGTCTCTTGGGTGGTGTTCAGGTAATGTTGATAAATTAGCATCAATTTACAATGGTTCAATTTTGACTACAAGCAGAAGAATACCGAAATACTCAAATGAAGAAATGGTTTATGTTGCAGAAAATGCGATATTTATTAAAAGTCAATATTCTTATGTTCAATATGATACATTGCATAGTTCGAGCGGTTCGTCATCAGGAGGAAGTGGTACTAATTTGAATGATGTATTTTCAATACCGACTTCAAACCTTTACACAATGGTTGAGGGTACAGGTAAGGTCACTTCAGCTCGTAAAGGTTATACAGGTCAAGGTAAATATAAGACTCTTAAAGCTCATAGAGGTTATATAAAATTACCGATAACTAGTATACAGTCAGTTATGGCGAATAAAAAATCCTATACATTAAAATTAAAATTAACAAGACTTAAGACAGAACATGGATATGACTCAAAGACTCCGCATCCAATATTTAGAGCAACAGGAGGCTCAGCAGGTGCGACTGATTATTGGGACTCAAACGTTAAATTTGCAAGGGGAGAAACTCAAACTCTTACTTTGCCAACAAGTATAGTACAAGCAATAGAAAAAGGTGCAGATACATTGGAGTTATGGGCATCAAGTAACCAAGAACAGCAATATGCCTTCTTTGGTGATGTAGTATTGACTATAGAAGGGGAAAATACATCACAAGGCGATACCGATAAACCAGGTACTGATGTAGGTAGTGGTGAGACTGCATATTCAGCAGTAGGTACTACCACAGCCAACTTAAACGTTAGAAAAGGTGCAGGCTCTAGTTATGCAATAATTACAACACTAGCACAGGGCACAAAAGTAAATATAGTGGCTAAAGATAATGCGACAGGATGGTATAAAATAACTTATAATGGAGCTTATGGTTATGTATCAAATAAATATATCACTATAGAATCAACAGGTGGAGGAACAACTCCAGGTAAGGACACAATTTATGATTTCCCATATGCAGATGAAATGGT